AATAACCTAAATAAAGAATATGGCAAGAAATACAAGAATCTTTTCTGACTTAGACCTAAATTTCACTAAACATCCAGTGACTGGGGATATTACACGCAGATACGACGAGAATGCAATTAAGCAATCCGTAAAAAACCTTCTTTTAACCAGAAACTTCGAGAGACCATTTCATAGCGAAATTGGCTCTCCTGTTCGTGCATTACTTTTTGAACTTCCAGGTCCAATGTTTTCGATGATGCTGCAACGAGCCATTATCGATGTTATTAATAACTTTGAACCACGAGTAGAACTTTTAGATGTTCGAGTTGATGATTCTTTGGACGCTAATGAAGTTTATGTAACAGTAGAATTTAAAATAGCAAATACCGAGAGTCCTATTACTCTTGATCTAGCATTAGAGAGAACCCGATAATGGCAAACAATAATAAAAGAATTCAAGTATCAGAGTTAGACTTTGATGCTATTAAGTCTAATCTAAAAACATTTTTACAAGGACAGACTGAATTTCAAGATTATGATTTTGAAGGATCTGGACTTTCTGTTCTCCTAGATGTTCTTGCTTACAATACTCATTATAATGGAATATATACTAACCTAGCTGTCAATGAGTGCTTCTTAGATTCTGCCAGCAAAAGAGCATCAGTAGTTTCTCTTGCTAAAATGCTTGGTTACATGCCTCGTTCGGCTAGTTGTGCAACTGCTACTGTAACTGCCACTGTAACTTCTCCGACAAGTTCACCATCCACTGTTACTCTCCCAGCAATGCAACCATTCACAACTTCGATTGATAATGTATCATACACATTTTATAATCGTTCAGCTGTGACGACTGCATTAGTTTCTGGTGCATATACATTTACAGGATTGGTTTTAACTGAGGGTACTCCCCTTCAATACAAATACACTATGGCTCCAGGTGTTCGTTTTATTATTCCAAATGCCAATGCAGATTTAAATACACTAACTGTTAGTATTCAACAAACATCTTCTTCAGATCTTTATGAAGTATATACTAGAGCAGATACATTAACTGAAGTCACAGAATTATCTACAATATATTTTGTTAAAGAAATTGATGATGGTTTATATGAGATTTCTTTTGGTAATGATAATCTAGGTTTAGCATTATCAAATGGAAATGTTGTTACTTTAGATTATATGGTTTCTAGTTTAGAAGAACCAAATACAGCGTCATCATTCACATATGGTGGTGTTACTTTGGCAGGAAGCAGTTTATCTGTTACGGCAACTGCTGCAGCTTCTGGTGGTGCTTCTTCAGAAAGTATTGATGAAATTAAATTTAATGCACCAAAATACTATGCTGCACAAAATAGAGCAGTAACACCAGATGATTATAAAGCCATTATTTTAAAGAACTTCCCTGAGGCACAAACTATCTCAGTGTGGGGTGGAGAAGATAATAATCCTCCAATCTACGGTAAAACTTACATTTGTATTAAACCAAAAGAAGCAAGTAAACTAACTAATTTACAAAAAGAGTTTATTAAAAATAATATTTTAGAATCAAGAAATATTGTTTCTATTACTCCAGAAATAGTAGACCCAGAATTCTTTAATATTAAAGTTACCTCATTTGTTTACTATAATCCAAGAGCAACCACTAAAACGGCTGCACAGATTGAAACTCTAGTTAAACAATCAATCATGAAATATAATGATGAAGAGTTAGAAAGATTTGATTCTGTTCTTCGTTATTCTAAATTAACTAAAATTATTGATGAAACAGATCCAGCTATTACAAATAACATAACTCGTATTATGATTCGTCATCCACATGAGGTGCAATATAATATTGCTTCTCAATATCTTCTTGATTTGATTAATCCTATTTCTCAGGATGGTGGTAAACAGGGTGAGGTTTTTGCATCAACAGGTTTTTATATTCCAAATAGTCTAGAACTACATTTTCTTGATGATGACGCTAACGGAAATATTCGTTTATATTACACAAACACTAATTTTGAAAAGGTCATTGTTACTCCAGACATAGGAACGATTAATTATGAAACAGGAAGTATTGTGGTTCGCAGTCTAACAATTCGAGCCATTGATGGAGCATTCTTTGAGTGGCAGGTAAAACCAGAATCATACGATGTTGTATCAGCATTAAATCAAATCGTTCAAATAGATCCTACATTATTAACTATTGAAGCGATCGCAGATAATACAATTAATGGTGACTTACAAGCAGGTTACAATTATCAGTTTAACTCTATTAGATCATAATGCATACTAGTTCAGTAAGAACACCGATAGCATCGGTAGTAAAACGACAACTCCCTGAGTTTATCAGAGAGGACTATCCTACATTTGTTGCATTCGTAGAAGCATACTATGAATATTTACAAAATCAAGGTGTAGATTTAAGTAAATTTAGAGACATCGATCAAACTTTAGAAAGTTTTATTGATCAGTTTAAAAAAGAACTTGCTTATAATCTACCCATTGTTGTAGAAGACGAAAGATTTTTACTATCACATATTAAAGATCAGTATCTTGCCAAAGGTTCTGAGGCATCATACAAGTTATTGTTTAAACTTCTTTATGGTAAAAATGTAGAGTTATTATATCCAGGGCAGCAGATGCTTGTTGCTTCTGATGGTCGTTGGAATCAAGAAATCTCAATTTTCGCTCAAGTTGATTATGGTGATCCTGATGACATTGTTGGTAAACTAGTAGACATTCAAACTGCTGGAAGAATTCTAAGGGTTCTAGTTGATAAAAAAGAATCTCTTATTGGTGAAATCGATCGTATTGTTAAAATTGGTAAATCTTTTGAAATCGAATCTACTGGAGTTTCTGGTGCCAGCACTGTTACTGTTACAAATAATACAGGCATTGAAGTAGGACAATTAGTTACAGCACCACAAAATGGTGGTGGTATTGCTGGTGGTACAAAAGTAGTTTCTATTTCTGGAAATGTTATAACATTAAGTAATGCTAATACTGCTACTGTTAATAGTTCATTAATTTTTTCAAATGAACTCTATGAATTTTTCTTAGATAAAAGATTCTTTGGTGTTATAAATCCTGGAGATTTACTCAAATTTCAAGACACTTTTCAAGCAAGAATTGTACCAGCCACAAAAGATTTAACAATAACACAATCAGGAAAAAACTTTAGAGTTGGTCAAGTATTTGAATTAAGATCTGGTATTGGTACTGGTGCTCTTATGAAAGTCACTGAAGTTGAAGATGATGGTGGCATTAAATATGCAGAATTTATTAAGTTTGGTTTAGGATATACTGCTAATTTTGCATTGTCAATTTTAGCGACAAATGATGTTGTTTCTGCAGGATCGGTTAATATTGCAGGTACTTCTACATTAAGTGAATTAAATACATATCAATCTGCAGGTGCTGGCACTATATCTGCCTCATCATCAAGCACAACTGTTACTGGGTCTGGTTCAAGTTTTGGTGCAGTCGGTAATGTAGCAGTTGGAGACGAAATTTGGACAACAGATACCACACCTTTATTAGTGGGTGTAGTTAAAAGTATTGCCAGCACAACTTCACTTACATTAACTGGTTTAGCCACTCAATATGCAGCTGGTACAGCAATATCTGGATCATATTCTGGTGGATATGTTTTTAGAAATTCTCGCTCAGTTGGTAGTTTATATGCTCCAGGTGGAACACAATCAATAACTATTAAACCAACTCTTAATGATAGAACAGAAGGGTTTAATGAACAGGGTTATGTTAACTCAGTAGATTATGTAGTAGCAGAATATGTTGATGGTTCTTATGCTGGTACTATTTTCCGAGAGTTCTCTTTAAATTTTAGAAACGCACAAACAAATTCAGACGATCCAGCAATTATCTCGGTTGCACTGGGTGCTCTTGTAAAGTATCCAGGATATTTTCAAACTAATAATGGATTTATTAGTGATAGCATTTATGTACAAGACAGTCGTTACTATCAAGCATTTTCATATGTAATTAAAATTGACGAAAGACTTTCTTCATATAAGTCTGCCGTTAAAACGATGTTGCACCCTGCAGGTATGGCAGTATTTGGTGAGTTTAATATTACCAATAATTATGATTTAAGTTTAGAACTAGAATCATTGGTAAAATCCTTGGGTATTGGATTAACAGATCTTTTAGTATCAACAGACTCATTCGCATTTTTAACTACAACCAAAGTTCTTTCTGATACTCTTGATACTCCATCTGATTCTACATTTATAAAAACATTCTTCTCTGTATTGGATGATACTCTTAATACGCCAGATGACTCTTCTTATGCACAATCGTTTGGTAAATTATTAAATCAAACTACTTTAAATAATAATGGAGATGCAGAGGGACATTCTGTTACAATGCAAAGCACTTCTACAGTATTTAATACTGGAAAATCGCTTTCTACATCTTACAGTGGAATGTTAGATTCTATTTCAAGTTTTGAAGTAGATAAAGTATTATCAGATACCCCAGTTATAACTGAAAGTATTGGTATAACAACAGATAAATATGTATTTACAGTGTCCAGTCCAGATGAACTAGACCCACAAGACCACACTGGTTATGTACAGCTAAATTCTTATTATGGACAAGATTACATCATCTTTGCAGATGAATATTCAGTAGGCTCAAGAGAGTCTACATTTAACACGCTATAAAATAAAGGAGATTTTATGAACCATCAAATCACAGAACAATTAAAGGCGACTGGTAAAGTTCGCATCGTACAAACAAACGCTAGTGGTGAAACTATCAAGGAATTTGAAGTTCCTAATCTAGTTGTCACTGCTGGTAAAAACTATATTGCATCTAAAATTGTTGCAACAACCAATTCCCCAGTTTCCATGACTCATATGGCTATTGGAACTGGTACTGGAACTCCAGGTGCATCAGATACTGCTCTTGGCGCAGAAACTGGTCGTGTATCATTAGCAGGATCTGTTGTTTCAACTAACACTATTACTTACACTGCAACTTTCCCAGCAGGAACTGGTACAGGTGCTATTACTGAAGCTGCAGTTTTAAACGCATCATCTTCAGGAACTATGCTCTGCCGTACTACTTTCCCAGTAGTTAATAAAGCTGCTGGTGATACTATTGCTGTAACATGGGTTGTGACTGTAAGTTAATTTAACTTTTTAGTTTAGGGTTCTACATGCCATCATCGTCATCTTTAATTAAAACCATTCTGCACAAATCATTGGCAGAGGGTGTCTACAGAGATGTAGTAACAAGAAGTTCAAACTATTATTACTATCTTGGTAAGACATTGTCATGGACAGATGAATTGAATCCTCCATATCCAATTGATAGTTATGCATATGAACGCAATGCTCGATCTGAAATTATTACAATGAAACAAATTGGTCCATCTGATGTATCATTTGTTATTCCAAGAAGAAATTGGACTTCAAATACAATTTATGATATGTATGACGATGAATACTGTAATGAAATTTTAGGCATTAATATTATTTCTGGTGGCACTGGATTTACTTCTTTGCCGACTATTACTATATCAGGTGGCGGTGGCACAGGTGCTTCTTACACTCCAGTAGTTTTAGATGGTCAAATTATTGATGTTGATTTTGTATCAAGAGGAACAGGATATACTTCTACTCCTACAGTTACAGTGACTGGCGGAGGTGGTGTTGGCGCAAACTTACAGGCAGTTTTAAATTTAGCATACTCTGGTGAAAATAATCTTGAAGATGCTAATTTTTATGTTATGACAGATGACTTCAATGTGTATAAATGTCTTGATAATAATTTAAATGCTGCATCAACAGTTAAACCTACTGGAACTTCTGTTTCTCCAATATCAACATCAGATGGTTATATTTGGAAATACATGTATAATGTCCCTAT